TTATTAACTAGGGTTACACAAGTAGGGAAAGAGCCATCTATTGTCATAGCCGCAGTGCCGTCGCCAGCAGTATTGCCTGATATAATAACACCGCTATTAATAGTACAACCAACAGCAGTGCTTCCATCCCAACCAGCCGCTAAAGCTAATGTGCGAAGGTTTGCATTGGTTGCGTTTGTTGTAATGTTAAACGCAAAGAGAGCGCTCGTACCATAGAAGTCACTCAAACTAATCCCACAGAAGCAGGAACTGCACCATTAGTCCCTGAAGTGCCAGAGGGTACATAAGACCCCCCAGCGTAGTATTCAGAAAGACTAACAGGGTTACTACCACCAAACTCAGTTTGAATGTCGGATAAAGGTAAAGCGCCAGAAGTAGGCAAAGCCATTACACTGTACCAAATGCTGTGACATCTCCAACAACCGTAAGATTGCCTGAAGCGTCTAGTTTCATTTTGTTAGTACCACCTGTAGCAAATACTAAGTCTGTGCCTGACTGCGTTACTGACCAGTTACCTAAAGTTACTGAGCCAGTTACAGAGATACCACTACTGTTGATACGCATGCGTTCTGTAGTTACATTACGCGCATCAGTTGCACCACCTACACCAAAGGCTAAATACTCAGTTCCCCAAGTCCCTGTTGAATAGCCAGATGTAATATCTGCTGACCTTCTTTGAGATGTATCTGCGTGGTTATAGAATGTTGAATAAAAAGCTAAATCAGCAACTTGTGAAGATGTGCCATCTCCCGTTTTCAATGCTAATGTAGAGCTGTTTGCACCTGCTACGCCGCCTTCTATAACTGCTTTATTACTATCTAGGCTACTCGTACCAATACCAACGTTACCACTACCATCAACTGTAATGTCATCGTGATTAGATATACCTAAGTTAGTAAGGGCAGTTGATGCGCTGTCTAAGTCAGATAAGTTGTTAGTTTTTACTACAAAACTACTAGTGTCTATGCTGGCTGCACTAGCCGCTGCTTCCGTTGCACTTGTAGCAGCAGCGTTCTCACTGACCAAGGCAGCAGCAGCACTAGCCGCCGAGCTAACTACATCAGCATTTGTCGATACAACATCAGCGTTAGTAATAACCACATCAGCGTTAGTTGTTACCACATCAGCATTGGTTGCAATCTTGTCGGCTGCTGTCGCTGCGGCATCTGCGGTAGTTTGTATCTGGTCAAGGTTGGTCTGTACTAAATCCGCTGCTGTTGCTCCTGCATCAGCTGTTGTTTGGATTTGGTCTAAGTTAGTTTGAACTAAGTCCGCTGCTGTTGCTGCTGCATCTGCATTGGTTAGTAGTACGTCAGCATTGGTAGCCGCTGCATCAGCGTTAGTTAGCACAACATCAGCATTTGTCGATACAACATCAGCATTTGTCAGGACGACATCTGCATTAGTTGCAATCCTGTCCAGTGCGGTTGCTGCTGCGTCTGCGCTTGTGGCAGCCTCGGAACCGGCTATGGCAAGCACGTCTGCGTTAGTTAGAACTACGTTAGCGTTAGTTGTTAAAACATCCGCATTCGTTAAAACAAGGTCTGCTGCTGCTGCGTTCTCACTTGCCAGAGCCGCCGCTGCACTTGCCGCTGCTGCTGTTTCCGATGCGCCCGCATCGATAGCAAACTGGACCACATCTTCATAAGCTGACGCATTATAAGTACACGATACAACAGAGCTGCCCGTTAAACTTATTGGTATTGGTGATACCCTTGTATAGGTGCCGTTGACCAGTGTTGCCCTGATGTCGCCACGAACGATTGTGCTTGCGCCGTCAAAGGTTCCGATACCTGCTTCGCGGTTATTACCGTCCTCGATAGAGTAGAACACCGCACCAGCGCTTATAGCGCCTGAGAAACTCGCTTGCCCAGTAGCTGGACCCGTAAGGATTATATCGCCTGTGCCGAGCGTAGAGCAGCTCTCAGCTACCCAATTACCTGCTTGTGTTGTCATCGCTCAATCCTCATTTGTAATGCTGTTCCCGACCATCTCGTGTCACGGTCATTGCTCTGGATGGATGCTACTGATTCTTTGAATCTGGCATCCCACATGTTAGCTGTTTCAGCGTCCTTAACGAAAGCGTTAATCTCTACGCATAAGCCAAAGACGTAGCAATCTGGGTACAGGTCACTGAGCCAGTTGTTGGGTATTACCGGTGATAATTCTGGTAAGTTTTGGTAGTACACTAGCTGAATAAGCTGCTCTGTTTGCGCTGGGTGTATCCGTAACTGGTCATCGACGATGGCGTAGGCAATATCATTGAATTTCCCACCTTCACGGTTATTAAGCTGCTCAGGTGAATGGTATTTTGGCGTCGTTATCTTGCCACCACCAACAGGGCTAACCTCTATATCTCTCAAGCCATCGAAGTCAGCAGGCAGGCCGTAGTATTCTTGGTCTGTGATTGACTCAATCGACACCCTAGACACCATTTTCTGTGTGTTCAGGGGCCGGTTGGTTCTAGATTCGACAATGCGCAGGAATGAATCCATCCTGCTGGTCACCTCCGCGTCAGTCCTGTCTGCGTACCCCAGCGCCATGTCAATTATCTCAGTATAATTCATGTGCTATTTACCTTGCTTTGGACCGGCAGGGGTTGCCACCTTAGTTTTAAGGTTGGCGTACTTTGTAAATACTGCTGTGATGGGGTTCTTTTTACGCATCATCATTAACGGTTTACGTGCCATTAGAATCTCTCCATCAGAACCCATTCAGGCTCAAGTAATTGAATGCGCCGTAACGCGCTCATCCTGTCAGCCTCTTGCGGGGCTTTCAGGTCATTGTATATATCCGGGTGCTTCCTCTTGAACAATTCCCACTCCATGTTGCTCGGTATGGATAGCGTTGCCCTCACATCTTCATTGTCATGCAGCCCAAGTTTCATCTTGTCCAGCATCTGACTGTTACGAATCTTCTTGTTGATTTCTAGGCTTGCTTTGTTGTGAAACTGAGTGTCCACATACAGCGTGCTGCCCTCGGTTACAAGCCGGGTCGTGTGATGACGGTCATGTGAGGTTACTTCGTCTTGCAAAGCTCAAGTCCTTTGTATGTTTTCGCTTGAGCTGGTAATAACGTAACAGTATCACCGGGGCCACATCGGCCTGCTTCTGTGTATAGGTTAACGCTTGTTATATTCTTATATGTGGATAACTTCGGTTTTATCTTGCTTGGTGCGGTCATGTTCAAACTCCAGTTGTAAAAAAAGAGGACGGCCGATTATTCAGCCGTCCTCCCTAGTTTCTTACTAAGCTACGCCAGCTAGAGCGTAATCGATATCAGCAACAATTGCGTTACCTTCTTCGTTTAAGCTACATAACGTAACGTCAACCGTAATCTCACGGTTTTCGCCAAGACCATCACGAGATAATTCCTTAGTCTCGTATCCTTGCAAGTAGCTACGTTCCCATAACTCTGGGTCTAATAGATACAAGTCAGCAGCGCCTGTGCTGCTATCGCTTTGGAAACGGTTAGGAACTAATTCTAATGTACCGAAGTTAGTTACCAAGATGTTAACAGAACCTTGAGCGACAACACCGCCACCTGAGCGACCACCGCCAGTAGCATTATCGGTACGGTTGCTGTTATCAACATCAGATTGTAATGTAGCAACACGAGCAGAGCTAGTGAATAGGTAGTCAGATAGAACCTCAATTACAGCAGGGGTAGACATTGCTACAGATGGGTTACCACCGTTCTCGTAAGCAACACGCATCATTGATTTGATGGTAGTCTCGCTTAAAGCACGTTTAGTACCAGCAGTAGCTGCTGTTGCTGGGAAGCCACCGGGGTTACCAGATAGTATAGGGTCAGCACCACCAACACCACGGTCAGCATTTGTTGAACCTTGGCCTGTAGCAATCCATGCGCCGATACCAGCTAACTTAGATGCAACAGATGTACCATTACCTTCAACAGCAGCGTTACCAGATACTAATGCAGCTTCTTCATCACGACGAGCAGCCTTCTGGCGCCTCATCAGCTGACGAACTAGCTCATCACTTGAACCGATTGTGTCAGAGCTACGACCACGGTCAGAAACACGTACTGTTTTGCTCATGATTTGGTGGTAGTTAGAAATACGCTCACCTGTAACGGTGTCGTCTAATCCAGCAGAACTTGAACCATCGATACGTGCGTTATCTTTGTTCGCAGCTTCTAATGATTCGCGTACCCATGACTTGAGATGGTTTTGTGATGTATCAGAACCAATCATGTCACAGAATGGGCGGTCTACTGGGGAAACGTCAAAGATTGAATCCATGACATCTTCGTGAATTTGTCCGCCAACTGCCACATCGGCTAAGTTGACTTCATCTAATTGATTTGCAGCCATGAGAGGCTCCTTATAGAGTTAATAAATAAATAAATAAACTACAATCGTTATCTACCTATCAATTTCCATATAGCTCTCGCCAAGACTTTGATGGCCGGTATCTCTACCTTAATTGGTATCGCCTATTATATAACACATATCGTGTCAATGCACTAGACATAAAAAAAAGCCGCCATGTTTTTTAGTCATGGCGGCGATTGTTGAGCAGCCTAGCGTCTGTTGAATATTGCCTTGGCCGCTGCCAACTCGGTGTGACGATTACGGTTGGCCGAGACTGCTTTCTTTGCCTCAACTACTTGTTGGTCGCCCTTCTGCTTGAACCTGCCATTTGCCTGTCTCAAGACCTTGGGAGCGTTGCGTACCCGCTTCACTTCAGCAGCACCGCCAGCAAGCTGTGCCTCTGCCTTGAGGAGTCGATGAACCACGCTGATAGCTAGTGGGTCGCGTGTATTGCGCAACATTTCATCAGTGTAACCCATACCCTTTAACAGCTCACGTATCTGGCCCTGCTCCTCTGTGCGTACGGCTGGGTCTGACCATGTAGGTATAAGCTCAACTAACTTCTGGCCCATCGCCTGCATGTATTGGCTATCCTGCATCTCTTCCTGCTGAGCTAGTTGCTGCAGAGTTTGCTGCGCACGCTGGTGGCGCTCCATGAACTTCTGACGAGCCAATGCAGCCTCGCCGGGAGACTCTTGCTCGAACCTCTCCCAATCTATATTGTTAAATTCCTTCTGGACATCCTGCAGCTCATAGTTAGCCATATGAACCTGTTCGCTGGCCTGCTGTTGTGCTTGCATACCTAAACTCTTTTGTTCGAACTCAGCGGCCTGACTAGTCAATTGTTCTTGTAATTGCGTGTTAGTCCTGATTGCAGCTTGGTACTCGTCCTTCAGCTTACCTACCGGGATGGGGTCCTGATTGTCACCCATTCCAATCTCGATATCGTACAAGTAATCAACGTCAACCTCTATGGCCTCAGCTAACTGCTTGAGAGTCATGGGACCCTCATCGCCTGCCTCGCCCTCTTCCTCTGCCACCTCTTCAGGTTCCTCACCCTCGGTGATGACAGCCTCCGCACCGATATCCTCTACCGGTTCATCCTCAACAACTTCCTCAACCGGTGCTGCTACGCTACCATTTAAAATTGCCGTTGCTTGCTCTATCGCGTTGTCTTGTGCCATGTGGATATGTCTCCTATCCGTTAACTACAGTATCGTCGTTCTCTGCCAAAATGACAGCTATCTCTTTAAAGTAAAATGTATCAGCATCCATGATATCGGAGATGATGCGCCTCTCTTCCAATGTAGCTGTTCTGAACTTAGCTATCATCTTCGTATGCACCCTTAACTTAATCTCCTCATGAACATCAAGGTTATTGTCCATGTACTTAGCATAGGCTTGTAATCTCTCGTTACTTACGCTCATTTGTTGCTCCAAAAAAAATCACCCAATAAACCTCTATCCTCTAAACGCTTATTGAACTTTACATTGTCAAAACCGCCCCTGTTACGCTCAATC